AATAAATAAAAGTATATTCATATAAATATGAAACAGTTTTTTAACTTTCTAAACGAAGCAAAAGAGTCTCAGGCGTCGATGCAGGCACGACGTTTGGGTCTTAAAGGTGACGGCCATGGTGGTTGGTACGATTCTAAAGGAGAATTTGTTGCAAAGACGGAAAAGGGCGAACTGAAGTTTTATAATCAAAGACAAAGAACAGGAGAAAGAGATCTTCCTCAACAGAAAAAACAAACAAATCAACAGGTTGCAGCGACTCAAGCAGCAACAAAACCACAGGAACAGCAACCACAAAAAAAGGAAACTGAAGTTCTTCGTGGTGATGAAGAAGGACAATCTGTAACAGTTGTATTTGGTCGTTTTAATCCACCAACAACAGGACATAAGAAACTTTTAGATTCTGCATATAATATTTCTTCTGGATCAGAATTAAGAATTTATCCATCCAGAACTCAAGATCCGAAGAAAAATCCATTAGAACCTTCAACAAAGATTGATTATATGAAAAAAATGTTTCCCAAGTATGAGGAAAACATTATTGATGATGATAATATAAAATCAATCTTTGATGTATTGCAGATTGCAGATAACGATGGATTTACTGATGTAACAATTGTTGTTGGGGCAGATCGTCTTGGAGAATTTAAAAACTTAGCTAATAAGTATAATGGCGACCTTTACACCTTTGATATGATTAATGTTGTATCGGCAGGAGAAAGAGATGCTGATACAGAAGGTGTAGAAGGAATGTCTGCTTCTAAAATGAGAAAATCTGCAGCAGATAATGACTTTGATACATTTAAGTCTGGAATTCCTAATTCATTAGAACCTAAAGAAATTAAAAATTTGTTTAATGCTCTCCGCAAATCAATGAGAGTACCTACAAAAGAGTCTTATAATCTGTGGGAAATTGCGCCAAAGTTTGACTTTAAATCTCTTCGTGAAAATTATGTCGGTGGTCTGATTTATCGTATTGGAGATTTGGTTGAGAACTTAAATACTGGTCTTGTTGGTAGAATTATTCGTAGAGGAACAAACCACTTAATTTGTGTCACGAAAGAAAACTATATGTTCAAGTCTTGGATTCGTGATATCATGGAATATACTGAGAAAAAAGTAGATGGAAAGATGAGACTTCCCGGAAAACCAAATACTCTTGTTGGAACAACTGGATATTTTAAATATGCGTCACTGCAAACTTCAGGTGCTTTAAAGACTGGATCTGAGAATCTGCAACCCGGTGGAAAATCCTATGGGATAAATTTCATAAATAAGTACAGGAAAAAGTAATTTTTTACAAATATGTCTAAAAATATTTTAAATGACATCTCCAAGGTGTATTTGGAAAAAATCGCTATTGATGAAGCGGTAAGAAATCAGGATACTGAAATGAGAAAATCTGCGTCTCAAGAGAGACAGGCAGAAAGAAAAGAAAGAGGTGGTGCTGCTCCCAAGATTCCCGGAAGAGAAGGTCCTTCTGTAGGCAAATCTTATGCAGATTACCAACATATTTCTATGAAAGCTCATGATAAAGCAACGAAAGGAAAGTTTATTTCTGGAATGGCGAGGAATGAAGCACTCGATCCTGTAGGTCAGGAAGATGCTGATATTGATAATGATGGCAAGAAGAATACCAAGTCCGATAAGTACCTTACAAACCGCCGTAAGGTTCGTAGTGCATCAATAAAGAAAGAGTCTTTCTCTAATTGGAGACATGATCTTGTTGAAGTAATAGATAAAATTCAAAAAGAAGAAGATGATAATGAGATTAAAGAAAAAAAAGTAAAAAATAAAATCATCATTAATCCAGAATTTAAAGAAGCAGTTGAAGAACTAGGTGGAGTTCTTCTTGAGACTGTTGAAGTAGAAGAAGGTCACAAACCAATTAGTAAAGAAAAAGAATCTGCAATGTACCGTCGTGCAGGAAATCTTGCTCGCACTTCATTGTCTTCAAGAGGAAAAAAAAAAAGAAGAGGCACAAACTAAATCTTCTAAAATTGTAAGTGCAATCACTAGACAAAAAGAAAATGAAAGATTTGATCGTATCGGACAGTCTCCCGCACATAATGAAGAGTTTGTATCAGAAGAAGATCCATGTTGGGATACTCATAAGCAAGTTGGTATGAAGAAAAAGGGTAATCGTATGGTTCCCAACTGTGTTTCCAAATCCAAAGGATATAAGAACGAAGAAGTTGAACTTGACGAAAAAACTTTGACTCCTGCAGAGACAAAGAAAAAAGAAGAGATTGTCATGTCAATGAAGAAAAGTTCTTCTGATTTTGAAAAAAGATATCCAGGTCGTGGTAAAGAAGTTATGTACGCAACTGCCACGAAAAATGCAAAAAAGATAGCGGAGGCAGATATGCCTCAGGAAACCCAAGATACGAACAATCGAGCAAAAACCCAACAAAAACAAAAGTTGTTACAGATCCTACAGCAGAAAGAAAGAGCGGTGAGAGCTGGTATGGTGGATATTAGTGCTTCTTATGAAGAAGAAGGTGAAGTTATTGATGAAAAGACAAGATATGCAAAAGAAACTGGTAAAAGTTTTAGAACTGGAAAAACTGTTACCCCAGGCGGAACTGCAAAAAATGATAAAGCATTTCAAATGATAAGTAAACTGGTAGGTTCTGGTAGAGCGGGTGTTCAACCAAGAGGCCAAAAGAAGGTTCCTGGTAAAAAGAAACCCTCTTTTGGCCAATCTCCAGCACAAAGAGTAGCAAATCGTCGTGCATCTGCTCAGAGCGCACAAGACATGATGCATTCTAGATTTGATTGATTCTAAAAAGTAGGGTCTCCATTTTTTATAAATATTTCTAGCAAAATTTTTTACGGGAAAAAACATGGCACTCTGGGGAAATAATGATAACAAAGGCCGCGGCGGCACAGTAACTCTGGATTACACCACTCTTGTTGTAACTGGTTCTGGAACCACTTTCGGTCAAGTTGGAGCTGCTGCTACTGGAGACGTAATTCGTTTTGGTCCAAAAGGTGAAATTGGAAACGCAGTAATCGTTGGTATTGCTAGCACCCAACAACTTTCAATTGCAGCTACAATGGGTCTCAGTGGTGTTGCAATTGCTGCTACAACTTTCTGGATCAGTGAATTGCCAAAATATACTGTATTGGATTCTCGTTGGTCTGAAAATGTTAGTGGTTCTGAACCACACATTTACGGTGTTGCTGAAGGTGGCATAGATAACGCTCAATCAACTTCGTATGCATTGACACATGAAGGTTGGGTCGGTGTTACTACCTACAATGACAATACTGGAACTTTGAGAGTTAAGACTGAAACTCTGGTTGCAATGTCTGGTATCACTACTGGAAGTCTTCCAATTTATGACGGTAATCCAGTTGTTGATTGATAAGTTATGATTTTTAATGAACTGAATGAAGAAAATTTTCTTCTTTTCGCAATTAAAAATTATGAAAATCCTCAAGCGGTAACAAAAGAGGATTTTGATAAAGATCTCCAACATTTTAAATATATCAAGAGATTGCTCAAGAAATATAAAAATGTTGGGGATTTAAAAGCGCATTTACTCTTAAATCATTTCATCATTCTTTATAATATTTTTGGTGATGCGACTACACCAATGTTGTTTTATAAGATTGAAAATGATCTTTGGTCTACAATAAAGACCTTTATTATATTTTTAAATAAACTTCCAGAAACTCCAAGGTGTTATATTCATGATGTTCCCATTGATTTAAACTGTTTAACAGAACTTCAAAACCTTTGTAAAAATGGCTAAGATTGATAGAATCATTCAGATCATAAGAGAGCAGATGGTTGCTGGAACCGGTGGGTTTACAGGTTCTTCGGAACCTAAAGGACCAACTGCTGGTTTTGATCCTGTAATGCGATTGACAAGAAGAAAAGGGCCTCAGATTAAGTTACCTGCAGGTTCTCGTAAAAGGTGGCAAGCAATAAATAAAAATAAGCAATAGAATGTCATTCTTTGAGATTAAATAAAAAAAATTTTTCACTGCTATGGCCGAAGAAATTAGGGTTGCAATTCTAGAGCAAAAAATGGAAGATTTTAAAGATCTCATTATCAAGATTGATAATGCTATTGAAAAACTCAGTGAAGTAAATAGTAATGTAGGTAAGATGCTTGCAGTACATGAAGAAAGAATTGCTAAACAAGAAGAATCTGACAATATACTCTTTACAAAAATTGACAAACTCAGTGATAAGGTTGACCGCGATTATGACAGCATTGTGTCAAGAGTATCATTGATCGAAAAGAGAGTTTGGATGGCTATCGGAGCAGTATCCTGTTTGACATTTTTGATGAATACGAAGATCGTTCAATTCTTGACACCTAGCAACAATACTACTATAATGGAGATGCGAAATTATAGAGTTTGATTATGGATTATGTTGATGTAAAATACATCAATTTGATTTCTTCCCGTCTACAAAAATTTAAAAAAGTAAAAAATAATCTTTATAATTTTAGATGCCCAATTTGTGGAGATTCTCAGAAGAATAAGAATAAAACAAGAGGATATCTGTATCAAGTAAAAAATAATACAAATTTCAAGTGTCATAACTGTGGAATTAATATCTCTTTCAATAATTTTCTAAAGCAGTTAGACTCTGCATCTTACAAACAATATACGTTTGAAAAGTTTAAAGAAGGTCATACTGGAAGAAATTTTGTAATCGATGAACCAGATTTTGTTTTTGAGAAACCTGTATTTAAATCCAAAATTGATCTTCCTTTATGTTCTGAAGTGGAGTGTGGCAAAATCTATCTTGAAAAACGTGGAGTCAATCCAACAAAGTTTTATTTTGCAGAAAAGTTTAAGCAGTTTTCCAATTCACTCAAGCAAACGTTTGTAAATGCAGATTATGAAGAGTCTCGTATTATAATTCCTTTATATTATCAAAAAAATCTAATCGGTTTTCAGGGGAGATCATTGGGTCTATCACCAAATAAATATATCACTGTCATGCTTTTCGAAGATGCTCCAAAGATCTACGGACTTGATGATATTGCAAAAGAAAATCCAGTTTATGTTACAGAGGGACCATTTGACTCTACGTTCATTTCAAACGCGATTGCTATGTGTGGAGCTGATGGTGATGTTAGCAAGTGGGGGATTAATGATCCTGTCTGGATATATGATAATGAACCACGCAATCGAGAAATCTTATCAAGAATTTCCCGCGTTATCGAAATGGGACAAAAAGTTGTTCTCTGGCCTTCAGAAATAATGGAAAAGGATATCAATGACATGTTCCTCTCTGGATATGATGTTCAACATGTGGTAGAATCTAATGTCTATCAGGGATTAGAAGCAAAACTTAAGTTTACAAACTGGAAAAAAATATGAGTAACGGAACTAAAGTTGTCAAGAGAAATGGTGCTATTGAGTCTCTTGATTTAGATAAGATGCATTTGATGGTTGATGAGGCATGTAGCGGTCTTGCAGGTGTTTCTGCGAGTCAAGTGGAGATGACATCTGGCATTCAATTTTATAGTGGAATTTCTACATCTGATATTCAGGAGATTTTGATTCGCAGCGCAAGTGATTTGATTGATCTTGATCATCCAAATTATCAGTATGTTGCGGCCCGTCTTTTGTTATTCGCTGTTCGCAAACAACTGTATGGAAAAATGAAAGAACTTCCTGCATTGGAACAGCACATTATTGATTGTGTGTCTGCAGAAGTTTATGATCATGATATTTACAACAAATATTCTAAAGAAGAAATTGCTACAGCAGATTCCTTTATTCGCCATGACCGAGATTATTTGTTTACCTATGCTGGTCTTAGGCAGGTAGTTGACAAGTATCTTGTACAAGACCGAAGCACTGGTGGAGTATATGAAACTCCGCAGTTCATGTATATGATGATTACTCTGACTATCTTTGCAGAGTATCCAAAAGAAACTAGAATGTCCTACGTTAAGAGGTACTATGATGCAGTCTCAAAGCACAAAATCAACATTCCTACGCCAATCATGGCAGGTGTTAGAACCCCACTTCGTCAATTTGCAAGTTGCGTTCTTGTTAACGTTGATGACACCCTGGATAGTATCTTCAGCTCTGATATGGCAATTGGTAGGTATGTTTCTCAAAGAGCAGGAATTGGTATCAACGCAGGTCGCATCAGGGGCATCAACAGTAAGATCCGAGGCGGAGAAGTTCAGCATACTGGCGTTGTTCCGTTTCTCAAAAAGTTTGAGTCAACTGTGCGATGCTGTACGCAAAACGGCATACGAGGCGGAAGCGCGACGGTCCACTTCCCAATCTGGCACCAAGAAATCCAAGATATCTTAGTATTAAAAAATAACAAGGGAACTGAGGATAACCGTGTCCGTAAATTAGACTACTCTATTCAAATTAGTAAGTTGTTCTATGAAAGATTTATTCAAGATTGTGAGATTACGCTTTTCTCCCCACACGATGTTCCTGGACTTTATGATTCTTTCGGAACAGACAAGTTTGACGATTTATACGTTCAATACGAGAACGATTCGTCCATTCCGTCGAAAACTGTTAAGGCACAAGAACTCATTCTTAGTCTCCTCAAAGAACGTGCTGAGACGGGTCGTATCTACATTATGAATATTGATCATTGCAATTCTCATTCTTCCTTTAAGGATAAAATTGAGATGAGTAATTTGTGCCAGGAAATCACTCTTCCGACTTATCCTCTTCAGCACATCGATGATGAAAATGGTGAGATTGCATTGTGCATTTTATCAGCAATTAATGTTGGTAAAGTAAAGTCGGATGAAGAACTTGAAGAATTGTGTGAGCTTTCTGTTCGTTCTCTAGATGAATTGATTGATTATCAGAACTATCCAGTGGTATCTGCGGAAATAGCCACAAAGGCACGAAGATCGCTTGGGATCGGTTTCATTGGTCTCGCGCATTACCTTGCCAAACTCGGATTTAAATACGAGTCTCCAGAGGCATGGGAGGCAGTTCATGGTCTCTCAGAATCTTTCCAATATTTTCTACTCAAAGCGTCAAATGAACTTGCTAAAGAGAAAGGATATTGTGAAAACTTTGGTCGTACTAAGTATGCAGATGGAATACTGCCCATCGATACTTACAAGAAAGAAGTAGACGAAATTGTTACTCCTAAGCATCAACATGATTGGGAAACACTCAGAGCATCTATTCTAGAGCATGGTCTTAGGCACTCCACCCTCTCTGCACAAATGCCATCAGAGAGCAGTTCTGTTGTGTCAAATGCAACCAATGGAATTGAACCTCCCCGCGCATTCTTGTCTATTAAGAAGTCCAAGAAAGGTCCTCTTAAGCAAATTGTTCCACAATATGCTACGTTGAAGAATAACTACACATTATTGTGGGATATGAAGAGTAACGAAGGTTATATTAAAATTGTTGCTATGATGCAAAAATTCTTCGATCAATCTATTTCTGGTAACTGGAGTTATAATCCAGAAAATTATTCTGATAATGAAGTTCCAGTTTCGGTTATGGCAAATGACTTTTTGACTACGTACAAGTACGGGTGGAAAACTTCTTATTACCAAAACACATATGATATTAAAACTGATGAGGTTGAAGAACCAAAACAACAACTTCAATCTATTCTTGATGATATTTTAGAAGGTGATGAATCTTCTTGTGATAGTTGCTCAATTTAAATTTATTAAATATAATAGTGTGAGTTCAAAAGTTACTGGTGGTAAAAGTATGGATTTTAAGTTTAAGGCAAACAGTACGGAGAAAAAAGTGGTTAATCAAATGACCGTTTTTAACTCTCAGGAGGTAAATACCAAAAAGCAACCAATGTTTTTTGGCCAACCACTGGGTATTCAGAGATACGATTCTTATAAGTACCCAGTCTTTGAAAAACTCACAACTCAACAACTGGGATACTTCTGGAGACCTGAAGAGGTATCTCTTCAAAAAGATCGTGGAGACTATCAAACACTTCGTCCAGAACAAAAGCACATCTATACTTCTAATTTGAAGTATCAGATCATGTTAGATTCTGTTCAAGGTCGTGGGCCTGGAATGGCATTTGCTCCCTACTGTTCCCTTCCTGAACTGGAAGCATGTATGAAAGTCTGGGAGTTTATGGAAATGATTCATTCTAGATCCTATACCTATATAATCAAAAATATCTATTCAGATCCATCAGAAGTATTTGATACTATTTTGAGAGATGAGAGAATTTTAGAACGTGCATTAAGTGTAACTGAAGCATATGATGATTTTATTAATGGTGCTCATCACTATGGAACTTCTGAGATTTGGAAATTTGCCAACGAAGATGTCCCCCATGCCAAAGGAGAAAGATATGAGCTCAAACGCAAATTGTACAGAGCAATCGCAAATGTTAACATTCTTGAAGGTATTCGGTTCTACGTTAGTTTTGCTTGTAGTTTCGCCTTTGGTGAACTTAAGCTTATGGAAGGATCCGCTAAGATCATCTCTCTTATCGCAAGAGACGAAAACCAACACCTAGCGATTACGCAAAATATTATGAATAAGTGGCGCGATGGTGATGATCCAGAGATGAAACAAATTGCTAAGGAAGAAGAAGAGTGGGTTTATGCTATGTTTGATCGTGCCGTAAATGAAGAAAAAAGATGGGCAGATTATCTGTTCAAAGACGGCAGCATGATTGGACTTAATGATAAACTTCTTCAGCAATACGTAGAGTGGATTGCAAATCGTAGACTAAAATCAATAGGACTAAAACCAAAATACGATATCTCAGCAAACAATAATCCTCTTCCTTGGACTCAGCACTGGATTTCCTCTAAAGGACTTCAGGTAGCCCCCCAGGAAACGGAAGTTGAAAGTTATGTTGTGGGTGGAATCAAACAGGATATGAAAAAGGATGCATTTAGTAGTTTTAAATTGTAATATTTAATAAAACCCGTATACATAGGGGAGGCAAACCCTCCTCTTTTTTATGCCCAGAAATCAAATTACAAAAGATGAAATCAAGGTTCGCATATTAAAGTTAAAGGATAATCTTTATACCGAACATATAGGGAATAATATGGATATGAAAGGCCTTGCCCATAAATATCTGAACGAAGTCATTGATATTATTGATGAGTATAGATATTGACTACGAGAATCCGTGGTATTATAATGGTAAGGTCTTTCTTTCCGACGACATTGTAGACAATTTTGGATTTGTTTATTTGATTGAAAATAAAGTAAGCGGAAGAAAATATGTTGGAAGAAAATACTTTTGGTCTTTTCGAAAACCAAAAGGCAAAAGTCGAAAAGTAAAATCTGAATCTGATTGGAAAAAATATTATGGGTCTTGTCAAGAACTTAAAGAAGACATTATTAAGTTTGGTAGAGAAAATTTTAGTAGAACTATGCTATCAGTACATAAAACAGGCGGCAAAACAAACTTCGAAGAAACACGACAGTTGTTTGCAAACAATGTACTCACAGAATCTCTTGACGATGGTATCCCAGCGTGGTACAATAGCA